TTCTCTCTCGCCTCGTACTCTTCCTTAGTTATGTCCTCGTATGGGGCTTGCTCGTACACATGACCCTCATCCGCAGACGGAAGGAATGATATACCGTTTACCACATCCCAGTTCTCCCATATCCAAGCCCCTACTTGGGGCCACTGATCCTCTGGTATGTAGCACGTCATTGAAGGCTTGTGTTCACACCAGTGTAGCGACAGACTCTTCCACATCTCCAACTGATCAAACGGTGTTATGTCATGTCGAGTTGTAGACGTTGGGGGTGATGCCATAGGGAACTCAAATACATAGGTTTCCTTATTGAACTTGTCTATCTCATAAGGCACACCTGCATCTATCATTACCTTGGCTAGTGGGTCTTTAATATCATTACGCACCCTCCTTACATAATAGCGGGAGTGCCTGGGATGACAGCCACTCGAGCTATTGACTAATTGACTGACCGTCCCACTCGGTTTGACACAGGTGATAGCGGTAGCAGGGTTGATCTTCAGCCTCGTAGCCCACTGTTTGTTCACCGCTATAGCATGGCTCTTTAATCGCTCGATGTCTCCTTGGTAGTTGGCTTTAAAAAACTCGCTGTCCCATATACCAGTTAATGAAACTCCCAGCAACCTTTCCTCCTCACAGTTATTCTTCCACACCTTGCGTAAGAATTTGAAGTCAGTGAGTGCTGACTGTAGAGTACCTAAGATTGTAGCGGCCTCTACCTTAGCCTCTAAAGTTGAATAGTCATCTTCAGGTCTTACCACAACCTCTGTAAGGTTACAGAATTGTGCTGATCTAAGTACGATTTCGCTGCAAGGATTTGTGCCAAACTCATGGTCTATGTCCCTACGCTCTGGGGCCATGTCCTTACAGGCTTGTCTATTAAAGATACCCCGCTCTCCAGATCGCGACTCATATATTGCGTTCCACTCACGCATGAATGCGCCAACGTCAGGCTTTTCAGTGTAACAGATAGAGTTGTTAGCCAAGGATCGTTGGGGGTTCTCGACAAACCAGTTACCCATCTTGGCGTGACGCATACGTTCATCGCTGTGGTTGGACAGATTTATCATCGCCGTTCTCCGTACACCCCCGACCACAACGCACTCGCCAATGTAGCACATGACATCGTGTAATTCGATGGAGTTTAACTTTCTACCCGCAGCACCTCTAAACACATTAGTTATATTTAACAGTGACTTAGCGAATGGTTCTCCTCCACTTGCTCGACCCCCAAAGGTCTTTAAGGGCGATCCCGCAGGGCGTACCTTACTCATGTCTACCTTGGGAACTTTCCCACTATAGAGCAGACGAACGTACTCATCGAGGGCGGTTGCCCACCCTAACTTAGAGTCACGCACTCCGATGATGGTATCAGTGTCGTGGAATTCTTCAGCAACCTCTGGCAGTTTATGTATGTGCTGGCGCTCGACACTAAACCCTAGCCCAGTACCGTTCATCTGAATATACAGAGACTCCCCGAACACCCTAATGTTATCAACAGCAATGTACGCGCAGTTATATCCACAGATGTTGTCCCTTTCTAAGGCAGGGCCAGCAGTCATCAAGGCTCTCATGCTAGGCATTACTTCCTTATCCTTGATTAACTCCCTGATACCAGACAGTTCAACGCTGAACTTGTTGCCCATGTAGTCACAGTACCTATCTACTGTTTCATCCCATGTCTCTCTGCGTTTTTTATCTGGTAGATACCTAGCGTACCTACTGATTGCAATGTAATCTTCATAGATGCTCATTAAACTCTATCCCTCTGCTCCTTTAGCGCTTCAGAGTAACTAGCCCTCCACTCCTCCACAGATAGATCATGCTGTTTAGCCATAACCTCGTCAAAGCCTTCAGGGGTAGCCCAATGAGCAGGTTGCCTGTTTGCGTCAAACGATCCATCGTTATAGAGATACCGGGCAATTCCGAATAAAACTGCCGACCTCTTTAGCGATCCTGAGATTATCCCTTTCTCCTTCTCGAAAGAAGATTCGCCAGCGCCGTCTGTTTTGGTTATCCAGACTCCATCCAAGCAAACAGATAAATGGCACAGCATTATTTCAGGGGATATCATCTCGTATACTGGATACCATCCAGCAGGAGTAACAACCTTATCCAGCCTATCCATCACATTCCTTGCGTCAATGTATGCGAGGGGCTTTCTCCCATTCTTCATGTCCATGAACTTGACTTGCGACACAGGGAACGGGCGTTTCAGACCTGCTTCAATCAGATTCATTTTTCTCCTCCCATGTATGTGTGCCATCATCAGGGTCGCTGTATACACACACCTGCTCTTGTTCAACCATCTTTACCCTAGTAGCCCCCTCTTCAGGCCGCTTAGACTCCCTGATTGAGGCTGTAAATGTATACTTTGGACGATACGAAAAATGATCTTTCATCATTTTATTCCATAAACTGTTCATCTTTGTCCTCTTTTCTAGTCGCTTTTAAAAAGTCATCTATCCTAGTCAGCACAAATATATCAGAACTGTTGTACTTGCCGATGACCACAATGGGGATTATACCTTTCTTCCTTGAACCTGTCAAAGCCTGACGTATAGCGTTCCCAAACAACCAATCGGGCAGTACCTTTCGATACTTGCACTCGATGCCGTACACATTATGCTCTATGTCCAGTTCTGCTCTACCATTCACAGGGATTCTTTTGCCCCCAAAGATGGAGGCTACCCTGCGCTCAAAGTTTTTCCAGTTACTCATCAGGATCATTGTTGTCCATGTTCAATTTAGTGGGGATTTGTCCTTCAGTGAGTAAGTTTAACGATGCAGCGTGTAGGTTTAGGTTCATCTCACATTCTGCCATGTCCCAATGCCTAGCCTTAGATATTGCTACCCAAGCATCTGGTGCGTCCTCTTCATCCTCGTAGTATCTCCCCATTAATATCACGTTGTCAACTCTATCGGCCAGTTCACCTGCACCCCTGATTGAGAATCTGTCTATCTTATCCCTGATAGACATAGATTTCCTAGCGTGGGCTACCAGCATTATGTGGCAATCAATGTCTCGACAAGCATCCGCGATCTCACAAACCACCTGCTTCTGTCCGGTGTAGTCATCATTAGCGATGCCACCAATCGTCATAAGAGAATCGACTAGGATAAACTCTATCCCATGCTGGTCAACAGCGTAACGTATCACAGCCATCAAGGTCTTTAAGTCTACCGTCCCTTGTTTGTCAAAGAAGTACAACTTATCCCTAGCCCAAGCGTTAAACCCAAGGCCAAAGTCGATTGTTGGCTGCATAGATAGCGATGCCTGTCTCCAAAGCCTAGCGATTTGGCTGCGGGGGGACATTTCCAAACTAACTGATAAGCATTTGTAGCCTTGCTCAATAGCCCCTAGCATTATCTGCCCAGCGTAGAGGGATTTCCCTGCTGAGTTTATGCCAGCGAGAATCGTACACTCTCCATTACGCAGTCTGAATTTTTTGGGGTCGCCAAAGGGTATTTTTATCCCAGTCACATGGTCGCCTACTAGATAATAATCCAGCACCTCTTGAGTAAAAGAGTTTACAGGCTTAATGCTTTTAGATTGTTCCGCGCTAAGATATGGGGCTAGTGAGTCTGGCCCCAACTCCATGTTAAGAGACTCCATCGCTACTCTCCATCAGTTTTAGGTTCTCCACAGCCACAGAGAAGTCTAGCGCAATGTCATCAAGTTCCTCTATGGTCAGGAGCATCATATCCAGTATGCTGTCATAATCATCTGTGTCCATGCTAGGAGAGTTGGCTTGAATCATCCCAACGAAGTCCAGCAATAGGTGAGCAGCCTTTTTTAATTCCGCCACAGAACTCTTAGCGTTCCGCAATAGTTCTTCCTTACTTCTTTCGTTTGTCATCTATCACACACCAGTAGTCAGTTTTTGAAAGGTCATCATTGTAAGGGGTTTCCAAGCCTCTTATCTTGGGGCCACCGTAGTATCCGCGCAGTCTATCTGATCCGCCGCCTTTTGTCCAACCTATTGCATTCCAGTTCATCGAGGCATACCCTCTGGACGATCTTAGTCTGGGAGTATCGGCTAGTTCCCTTCTCGCAATGTCCTGTGTACCAGCGTTTTCGTCAGACTTTCTCTGTAGGTTAGAGTAGACATCAAATGCAGACTTTAGGCATTCTATCTTCTCCCTAGAGTGGTCATCACCTGAATATATCTCTTGTAACTTTTCAATCAAGGTAAGACATCTGTTTCGATAAGAGTCTATTGGCTTGCTTCCCTTATCCGCTACCATTTCCTTCTCTAAACCACGGATAGTCTTTAGAATCTTATTTGCGAATTTATTATATACCATAGGTATTTGATTATAATCTATGTGTATTCTGTTTGTCAACCCCCTATAACCGTCCACAACTCCCATAAGCGGATACAACTCAATCTTCTGTCCTCTGTAGGGATGTACTCGCATTAACCGTCCACAACTCAATCTTCTCCTAAAGCACGGTTTAGTGAAGGTGATCCTAGTAATGGAGAGCGTTATTGACCTCATTTTCGGGATATTTACACAGTACCAAACCTAACATGGTTGGAAAGGTACAAATAGTTATACAGGACTTATCCACAGGGTTATCCACAGGGTAAATAAGGGTTAAGTATTTGATATCACAAGGTAATTGGAAAGTTATCCACAGCGTACCCCCTCCCTTATTATAAGTATTTAATATATATATCTAGTATATATATATCTGTTAGCAAGAATCGTGCCAACTTTTTCACACAAGGCACAGGGTAAAATGATGGCAAGCGAAGAAAGTCGGGAGCGCACAAGGAAGCGCCGAAACCTGACCGTGAAGTATTCCAAGTTTAAGCCAAAGCGCTGGCGCTCACCGGTAGCCTACAATCGCAAAAAATACCGTTTGACACCCGACCCTGAATCGGGTTAATATACGGGAATGAACACTATAAAACTTAGTACCATGACTGGTAAGTTAGGCCCGTCCGAATTCTCCCCAGTGGGAATGATGGCGATTAATACTAACCCTTTGACAAACCCTTTTTGCGGTAAAATGTCAACCACAGGCGATGATTCAGTTATTTGTGGCGACTGCTATTCTATAGCGATGCTAAAAGGCAGCCGAAAAAACTGTGTTCCGCGCTTCCAAGCGAATACCCTGCTATTACAGCAACGTATACCGAAAGATTACCTACCGTTTTTAAACTTGGCTTATGTTAGGGGTCATGGTCACGGCGAACTGACAAACCTTTGGCATTACCTCAATTTCAGCAGACTAGCCACTAAAAACCCCCAGACCACGGTAACGCTATTCACTAAAAGGCGCTCAATTGTAAACCAAGCCTTTAAATTGAAGGGCTACAAGAAGCCTGACAACCTGATACTGGTATACTCTAACCCTATAAAAGATAAGGTTATTAGTGAGCCACCAAAACACTTTGACAAAGTATTTAACGTTACAACGTCAGATCATACAGCGGATAACTGTACAGGCCGCAAGTGTATAGATTGCCTGAATTGTTATAAGCATGATGGCCCTACAGTATTAATCGAGCGTATAAAAAAACGAAATTAAGCACAGCCAACTTTTGCACAAAAACTTCTTGGCCTTTTGCACAGCCGGTTTTTGGCTTTTCGCACAGCCCGATTTTGAGCATAGCGCTATATTAAAAAATGCTAATATAGGTGTATTAGTATATTACCATTCTCTAATATAGTTATTGTAGTATATTAGAATATTCTAATATTGTTGCATAGTAAAAGATGTTTTTGCGTCAAAAAAAGACCCCGCCGGAACGGGGTCAATCTCAACTGAATCTACTTTTTATTAGCCCATTCTAATTTTGTTATATAAACAAGCCCGTCAATATCGGGCTGCCCGTTGTTAATTTTGTAATTTGTGGTATCCCATTTTCCCGGAATTAAAAATAGGTTTGCCGATTCTGCTGAAATCGTTCCAGAATCTTCGCTTCGCCTTATTTTAATTTCCTCGTGTAGGTACGGGCCACAATTCCAGCCAAGGCACGAACTTAAATACCAGTGAAATTCACCTAATTTTTCTGGATCATCTAAATCGTAACCAGCATTAACTCCCGGATAAAGTACGAATAGGCGTTCGAGGTTACTTCTTGTTTCATTTTGCATAGGAAATCCTCGCCGCTTGCGCGGCAGGTTGTCAAAGTTAAATTGTAAAAGAGCGATACAAAATGCGCGTTAGCGCATCCTCTATTTTGACACAAGTGGATAATTTTATCTAGCCCAATTCTGTACCATTGCACATGATTGCACAGGCCGTATTTATACCCACATTAACAAAATTTATCACAGAAGCACACAGAAGCACAGGGTAATATTCTAATATAAGCAAATTCTAATATTGCGATCCAAGGATTAGCAAATTATAATATTCCAAAGTGCTAATATAGTTACTTTAGTATATAAGAATATTCTAATATAGTAACTTAAAAAAATACGAATGAGAATTATTCGCATTTACTTTTGAAGCCAAAAAAAAACCCAGCGACCGAAGCCGCCGGGAAATTATCTAGCATGTTATAGGATCAAAACCAGCAAAAGCAGTAGAGCCAAAATTACCATTACTGGCATTAATTTAATCTCGCGTTGCCGCCCAAATGTTCAAAGCATTTTAGGCAAAGCGAATTCGAGAGAAAATCAGGCAACTTAGAGCCGCATTCCCGGCAATAATTTACGCCGTTTTTGCTGGCAATCGGGAACCAATTCCCGGTCTGCTTTTCGTCGAGCGTTTTAAGGTTTCGCAAACCTTTAGCGCCGGTCATGCTGCTAGATCAATAGAAGCGTACTCAGCTGCAGTGTTGAGTGCAGTTCTTTTTATAGACCCGGCTTTACCCTGCAATCCGTTTACTTTTTGGAAGTACCCTTTTTGATAACTTCCGTCTTGATTGCGCAGTAACTTATGGTCAACCCAGTGATATACCGCTTGTGTAA